GGTGTCTTCCGCAACAAAGCGTGGCCTGTTATCAACGGGTTCTTAACAATGAGCATCTCGATCACGTCGTACTGGTGGCTCGATGGCCTAAACAACACCATCACAGTCCTCGCTACGGATGGCTCTCGCAAAACGCCGTGGGTGCACACAGGAACGTGGCCGCCAACGGTTGCCCAAATGGCCGCAGCAAAGGTCAACTCAAAAACCCATTACATTGTCCGAAAGCTCGGATGACCAACCAAGAAAAGAGGTGACCCGTGTCTACAGATGTTGATGAATTTCTTGCACACTATGGAACTGTGGGTATGAAGTGGGGCGTTCGTAAAGACAAAAGCGGTATGATTAAACCCCGTGGAACAATTCAAGTTGATAAAGAAAATCCGAAACCTAATAAACTTGGTTGGGAGGGGGTTTTTCGCGACGCCGCGCCAAAAATTAGTCGAGACACCCGTGCGCTCAACAAAGATCCTCGATTTTCTGGGCAAGATTTTACAAAAGACAGCCCATTGCGACAAGCTTACTATAATCAATACTCAAACATTGTGGCTGCTCACATGACCGACGCGATCCCAAAGAAGCATGGTCGATCTCCGTCAAAAGCGTTTGAAGCCTACATGACGTATGATGTTCGCGCAGAAAAAGGGCCGATTCTGTTAGTTCGTCTAGCTAACGACCCGTCCCAGCAAGTAATTTTTGGGGAAGTAAAACATAGCGTCACACTCGAAGACTCCGGGTCTGATTTTGTTTTAGGAAAACTTACTTTTGACGACTTTGGCTACATAGTCGATGTAAAATTAATCGACATGGAGGAGACAATGCAACAGTCCGAAGAGTTTATCGAAGATTTTCTGATGCACCACGGTGTTAAAGGTATGAAGTGGGGCGTTATTCGCTCCAAGATTTCAAAAGCAACGGCGTCTCGTGGTTCAAAAGAAGAAAAGCCGAAGGTTGCTGGTGCTACACAGCAGGGAAAAGACGGAAAACCTACAAACGACCCGCTGCGATACACCATTAAACCTGGCCAAAAGACAAGGGCTATGGGTGGCGAGAACTACCCAGCCGACCATGACGCTATTCGCTCGGCTGTTCATAAGCAGCTGGCTCGTGCCAGCACTACCGACGCTCTCTCTGATGCGCAACTCAAAGCTCTTGTCAACCGAATGAATCTTGAAGAGCAATACAAGAAACTCGCGCCAAAGACAAGGACCGAAAAAGTTCTTGGCTTCGCCACCGACTTGCTTGTATCTGTTGGTAAAGAGCAGGCGACTCGAGTTGTAAAGGGTCAAGCTACAAAAAAGATTGACGCGATGTTCGTAAAAGCAGCCGCAACCGCAGTTAAAGCGGCAACGTAGGAGGTGCGATGGGTTTATCGAACACGGCGGTTCCTTATTACTACGGTATGTTTCGTGATGCTGTTTTAAACGGGGACGTTTTTGTAAATAGAGAAATCTCTCTTGAGATGAACCGAATCGACAAGCTCATCGCAAACCCAAACGTTTACTACGATCCTGCGCCAGTCGAAGGTTTTATTCGTTACTGCGAAGACGAACTTACCCTAACCGATGGTAGCGATCTACATTTACTTCCAACGTTCAAACTCTGGTCCGAACAAATCTTCTGCTGGTACTATTTCAAAGAACTCTCCGTGTATGTTCCAAACAAAGAGGGGCGCGGAGGAAAGCACGTCAAAAGGTCTGTTAAAAGACGTTTAGTCACAAAACAGTACCTCATTGTGGCTCGAGGCGCAGCAAAATCTCTTTATGAGTCTTGCTTACAGAGCTACTTTCTAAACGTCGACGTCTCGACAACGCACCAGATCACGACGGCCCCCACCATGAAACAAGCCGAAGAGATCATGTCTCCAATCAGGACCTCGATTGTTCGTGCAAGAGGACCTCTATTCGCCTTCTTGACCGAAGGTTCCCTTCAAAACACGACGGGTTCCCGAGCCAATCGAATGAAACTGGCCGCAACAAAGAAGGGCGTCGAGAACTTCTTGACCGGATCTCTCCTCGAGATTCGACCAATGTCAATCGCAAAACTGCAAGGGCTCCGCACCAAGGTCGCAACGGTTGACGAATGGCTGTCTGGTGATTTGAGAGAAGACGTTATTGGGGCCATTGAACAAGGTTCATCCAAGATCGATGATTATTTGATTGTTGCGGTCAGCTCTGAAGGAACTGTTCGTAACGGTTCCGGTGACACCATCAAAATGGAACTAGCGAGCATCCTTCGCGGCGAGTATTCAGCACCACACATCTCGATCTGGCATTATAAATTAGACGAATTAGAAGAAGTTGCAAACCCAGAGATGTGGGTTAAGGCTCAACCAAACATTGGCCTAACGGTTGGCTACGAAACTTACCAATTGGATGTGGAAAGAGCTGAAAAAGTTCCAGCCGCTCGAAACGACATTCTTGCGAAGCGTTTTGGAATTCCGATGGAGGGTTACACATACTTCTTTGCGTATGAGGAGACCGTAAAACATCGTCCGCAAAAGTTTTGGCAGATGGCGTGCGCTATGGGCGCCGACCTTTCGCAAGGCGACGACTTTTGCGCATTCACATTCTTGTTCCCTCTTCGAAACGGTCACTTTGGCATCAAGACTCGAAGTTACATCACAGAGTTAACCTTGATGAAACTTCCCGGGGCGCAACGAATGAAGTATAACACCTTTATGGAAGAGGGTAGTCTTCACGTTATGCCAGGCACCGTCCTCGACATGGACGAGGTCTACGACGATCTTGATGCATTCATCACATCCGAAGACTATGACGTCCGTGCGCTTGGCTATGACCCATACAACGCTAAAGAATTTGTCAAACGTTATGAAGCAGAAAACGGCCCGTTCAACATCGAGAAAGTTATCCAAGGCGCAAGAACGGAATCCGTGCCATTGGGTGAACTTAAAAAGCTCAGCGGAGAACGCATGCTTCTATTCGATCAAGATCTAATGTCGTACACAATGGGGAATGCCATCACAATGGTGGACACAAACAACAACCGGAAACTCCTTAAGCGGCGACAAGATGAAAAAATCGATAACGTGTCGGCCTTATTAGACGCCTATGTTGCTTGGAAAGCTAATAAGGAGGTATTTGAGTGATTGTCGCAACATCCGCGTTATATTCCGCTCGAAAGGAGGTGCTGAATGGGAATTACTGATAGAATCAAGCATGCGTGGAACGCTTTTTCAACATCCGATGCTGCTCAACCGATGTGGGCATCGGCGGCCAGCTATGGAAACTCGAGTCCGACTCGAATCCGAATCAGTAGCGCCAGCGACAGAACCATCATCACGTCAATCTATACAAGATTGGCGATCGACTTCGCCGCGACAACAATCCGACATGTCAGATTGGACGAAAACGGTAGGTTTGCTGAGGAAATTGACAGCGGACTCAACTCGTGTCTAATGCTCGAAGCAAATATTGATCAAGCCGCAACCGCGCTAAAACAAGATCTTGCCATGACAATGTTCGATCAAGGCGTGATCGCGGTCGTCCCGACCGACACGTCACTAAATCCAAATGTCACCGGAAGCTATGACATCTTAACGATGCGCGTTGGGACCATCACACAATGGTATCCTCGTCACGTTCGTGTTAGTCTCTATAACGAGGCAAAGGGACGACGTGAAGAGATCACGGTTGAAAAGCGCCTAGTCGCAATCATCGAGAATCCTTTCTACTCTGTGATGAACGAGCCAAGCTCAACTCTCCAGCGACTTGTTCGAAAACTAAATCTTCTTGACGCTATTGACGAGGCCTCTGGCTCTGGCAAACTCGACCTCATTATTCAGCTCCCATACGTCATCAAATCTGACGCTCGCCGAGCTCAAGCGGAAAAGCGCCGAGAAGACATCGAGATTCAGCTAAAAGGCAGCAAGTATGGCATAGCCTACACGGACGGTACCGAAAAGGTGACGCAGCTGAACCGTCCTGCTGAAAACAATCTCATGGGACAAATCGAGTACCTCATCGGGATGCTATATGGCCAGTTGGGTCTAACTCCAGAGATCATGAATGGCACGGCCGACGAGAAGACCATGACCAACTACATGAATAGAACCATTGCGCCACTTCTCGATGCTGTGGTCGAAGAATTTTCACGTAAATTCCTGACAAAGACTGCTCGATCCCAGCGCCAGTCAATCATCTACTTCCAAGACATGTTCAAATTCATCCCGATTAGCTCGATGGCGGATCTTGTCGATAAACTTGCTCGTAACGAAGTCTTGAGTTCGAACGAAATTCGTGGGATTATGGGCATTAAACCATCATCAGATCCTAAAGCGGATAAACTCCAAAACAGCAACATGCCAGTTCCGTCGGAGCCGGCACCCTCACCACAAGCACTACAAATACAGGAAGGAGACAGTCAAAATGGAAGCTGATTTCAGCGGATACGCCA